CTTAAAGCAGGGCATCCGCTCACAAGAGTGTGACAAATATAGGTCTTGGAATTGGACTGGCCTTGATAGATGGGACGCAATTGTAAGACGTACTTATGGCATAACGCTTGATGACTATAAAGCCATACTAGAAGAACAAGGTGGCGGCTGTGCTATATGCGGCAAAACTGAAGAGCAAGAAGGCCGTAGGCTAGCTATTGACCACTGCCACACTAGCGGGAAAGTTCGCGGTGTATTGTGCGGGAAATGTAATCAGGTATTAGGCATGATGGATGACGACTCAGAGCGTTTAATCAAAGCATCTAAATACTTAAATTCTAACGCGAGGTGATGGCTATGGCGTGGAAATACAAAAACCGCATCATACGCATAGGGCGTAGCTGGCAAGACGACAATGGAATTAAGCACCCGTACAACTGGGCTATATGGTCTGACGAGGACAAGAAGAAGGCTGGTTTAGTGTGGGTTAAGGACTACAAGGCGGAGACTACGAATGTCTAAAATATCACTAGAACCCAACGCGAGCGGGACTGGTGTCTTCACCATTGCCTCGCCTAACAGCAATACAGACAGGACGCTTAATCTCCCGGATGAAGCTGGCACGATTATCACAACTGCTGGCGTTCCGTACTCAGCGTTGCCTACTGGTAGTGTGTTACAAGTTGTAAGAGCAACAGACTCTACTCATAGAGTAACATCAAGCAGTTCTTTTGTTGACTCTGGCTTGTCTATAAATATAACGCCAACCAGTGCAAGCAGTGTTGTTATTGTTATTGCAAATATAGTAGGGCAATCGTTTTGTGTAACTTCAGGCGCATCTAATAGGGGATGGATTCAAATTACAGATTCAGCAAATACCGCAGTAAGTGGGGCAGAAGGGGTGTACTACGGTATGGAAGCTGTTTCTGGAAGCAGTCAATATGCGTTTGGCGCTATCACTGCTATAGGCTATAGCCAGCCATCAACTACTTCTGCGGTAACTTATAAACTCAGATACCACAGGCATGCCTCATCTACTGAATTTCTTTTAAATAACACCGTAAATCCTGCTCAACTTTATGCAATTGAGGTGGCGGCATGACAACTAAATCAAGCGCACTTCATTTTTTGCGCCCTAATGCAGAATGGATATTAAATGGTGACGAATTAGTATGGCTTGACACAGAGCAATCTGAGCCTACTGACGCTGAAATTACAACCAAAATTGCAGAGCTTGAAGCCGCAGAGCCTATGCGCTTACTTAGAGCCGAACGCAACCAGCGCCTTGCAGTTACAGACTGGTGGGCATCATCTGATCTGACAATGACTCAAGAGCAAATCAACTACCGCCAAGCGTTGCGTGATATTACAGAAACTTATACTAGCCTATACAATGTCGTATGGCCGGAGACTCCAAATGTCTGATCTCGACGTACAAAATATAAACAGCAAGACGGGCAACGCGGCTATTGCTATTGCTGACGCCGGAGATGTAACAATTTCTAGCGCAATCAAAATAGGACTGTGGGAAATCAAGCTAGACACTAACGATCTTCGCTTTGTTTACGACGGAACCGATGTAGCAAAAATTACAACGGCAGGCGAAATCATTGCGCTTGATGACGTAACTGGATTTGGAGCACCGTAATGGCAGTACCGTCTACCGGCCCAGTCGGATTAAGCGACATTGCCGCTGAGTTTGGCGGTTCTCCTCCAGAATCTCTGTCTGAATACTACGCAGGTGGCGGTTTAGTTCCGTCTGGAACAACAGGCAACGAAGGCGCTGTTCCAAGTTCCGGCACGATCAGTATTAATAGCCTTAGAGGCGCTTCAAATGTAGCCCCTATAACAGCCACAGGCGGGACTATCTCTGACTCTGGCGGCTATCGTTATCACACGTTTACGTCTGGCGGTACTTTTACTGTTACTGCTCAGGGGGTTGGAGATTCTAGCTGGAACCAACTAGAAGCGGAAATACTAGGCGGCGGAGGTGCCGCCAAAACTTATGGAAGCAACTCAATAGGCGGCGGTGGCGGCGGAGGCGGAAGAACAACTAACACAAGCCAAGCGGCTGTTCAATCTTATTCTGTTGTTGTCGGCGGCGGTGCGTCTTTCACCAGCAATAACACTGCTAATAATGGGGGAAATTCTTCTTTTAACGGGTCGACTGCGCTGGGTGGCGGGTGTGGAATGCAATACAACTATGGCTCTTCGGAGCCACGAGCGGCGGCGGCTGGAGGATGTGGCGGCGGTGGCGGTGGAGGATCGCCGTTATCCAGAGCGCCCGGCTCTCAAGGAGGCGATGGAGGTTACGGTGATTCAAACCAAGTTTACAGCGGCGGTGGTGGTGGCGCAGGCGGTGACGGGGTAAACGGCGTAAATCCAAACTCAGGAAACGGCGGCACGGGAATAAATATGTTTGGTGTCGTTAGAGGCGGAGGAGGAGGCGGTAGCTACGCAGGCACTTTTTCATCGCGGCGCGGACTTGGAGGAGCAGGCGGTGGCGGGAATGGCGGATATAAACTCCCAAGTAGCGGCGGCAATACAGGATCTCAGAACGGAACTAATGGTTATGGCGGAGGAGCCGGATGCCAGACTGGAGACGGTTTTAGTTTCTTCGGTCAGAATGGCGGCTCCGGCATAGTAATTATTAGATACAGAATATCATAGGAACTTTCAATGCAATATACATATGAAATCACAAAGCTAGCTCCCAAGCAGGAGTTTATGACGGTTGTGTATCGTGCTGAAGGACAGCCTGATTACATCCGTAACTTCAACCCGCGTCAGTTTGATGAAGCGTATTTAGCTTCTATGATCGAAGGGTTTGCTCCAGCGGTTGCAGAATCTTGGGAGCGCCTTGCAAGTCATCCAGAATCTGTAGAGATTCCCATGTCTGGTGGCGGTGTCGCCGAAGCACCTGTTATTGATAACACACCTATCGAGCCACCTGAGTCACTTCCTGTCCCAGACCACAACCCGTACACACATCGTGTTGAGCAAGAGTCTTGGGAGCCGGGTGACGCTACAGTTGGTTGGACTGTTATTGAGTTGACGGCTGAAGAGCAAGCACAAGCAATCGAAGACGGAAGAGTGTTTGAGCGCCAGCGCCGAAACTTCCTGTTATCAGAAACGGATCACTGGATGTTTTCAGACACACCAGATCCAACGCAAGCCCAACTTGATTATCGACAGGCACTACGCGATGTTCCGTCACAGCCGGGATTCCCACAAAACATTGTTTGGCCTACTAAGCCTGAATAAGGAGAGGTTAGTCATGAGACTATTTTCTGCAACGCTGTTTGCGATGGGCGTCATTGCCTTGGCGGGGTGTGCATCAAGCACAACCCAATACTACGAAGCCGTTCAGAAAGCGGCGGAAGCCAACGCTGTGGCATCCCAAGCCAAGTTTGAGGCGCTGTCTAAGATTGCCGCCGCCGGTGATGGTCAGGCCGCTAGTGCGGCAGTTATGGCGCTAGCATTGACTCAGACGCCCGTAATCACCCCACAGCCCCAGCAATCTCAAGCGTTGCAGTGGGCCTCTATTCTGGCGGCTCCCCTGTCAAATCTTGGGATGATGTACATGCAGACCGACTCCACCAAAGCGATGGCGAAATACAGTCGTGACGTGGACTTGGCAAGGGTTAGCGCAAACGCGGCTACAGATCAAGCTCTATACGATGCTTTTGGGGCGGCGGGTAATGTTGACTACACCCCGTTTATTGACGGCATGGTTAGCATCTCTAACACCGGAATGAACTCTGTTGTTACCCTTGAGCAGAGCGACAATGAGTTGGTTGAGGCGCTTATGTCTCAGTATGGCTCTACTGTTAACACGTTCTTGGAGAACCCGCTCGTCAATACGACCACGACAACAACCAACGTGGTGACCTGTTCTGCGTCAGATGATGGGACAACAACGTCGATTACTTGCGACTAAATACTAGCTTCATCAGTTTTTCGAGGTGACTGATGGTTGACAAAACGGAACTTTCAAGGCGGTTTATACCAATGGATGAGACGACCAAGCACGTTGTAGACATGGCGAGTTTTGCCACAATGCTAGGAACGCTCGGCGCTATCTTGCCGCCGCTTGCGGCCCTCTTCACCATCGTCTGGACCGGGATACGAATATACGAGACTAGGACCGTTCAAAGGTTGCTTTTTGGCGACCAGTACGATGACTAATTGATAACGGGATAATCCTATGTTTTCAACTTCCGCCTATTCCGAATTTGCGATCTCTCAAGCGGCAGAGGGACCCGTTGCGGTCACAGGATTGCAAGGTGTTGGGGCGGTTGGATCTGTCACGGTTACCGGTGATGCCAATGTTTCCGTCACGGGGATTGCCGCTACCAGCGCCGTGGGCAGTGTCACGGTCACCGGTATTGCCAATGTGTCGGTTACGGGCCTTGAAGCCACTGGCGAAGTCGGCACGGCGGTTGCGTCAGCGGACGGTAATGCGCCTGTCACGGGCCTTGAGGCCACGGGCGCGGTTGATTCCGTCACGGTCACCGGTACAGCGAATGTGTCTCCGGATGGGATTGCCGCCACAGGTGAAGTGGGCGATGTCAGCATTACGGGTATTGCCAATGTCACGGTTACGGGTGTCGAAGGAACCGCTACGGTTGGCGATGCAGAGGCAACCGGTGGTGCGACGGCAGAATCAGGCTCGTTCAGGCTTGTTGGACGGCTAGGATTTGTTCAGGTTAACGCAGAGATTCAGGTACTTCTTACCGGGGTTGAAGGCACTGGTGAGGTCGGACAGCTAAATCAAACCATTTGGAACCCAATAGACCCGTCGCAAACAACGACGTGGATAGAAATTGCCGCATAGGAAATAGAGAATGCCAAGCACTTACACAACAAACCTAGGCATAGAAAAGATTGCCACAGGCGAACAGTCTGGAACGTGGGGCACCACAACCAACACCAATTTTGACATGCTGGACCAAGCGATCAATGGCATCGCTCAGATTCAGCTGGCGTCTGCCGGCACCTCTGGCTCTCCGAATGCACTAGCGATAAGCGATGGCGCCGTATCAGATGGCAGAAATAAGTTCATAGAATTTACTGACGCCGGAGATCTCGGTGCAACCGCTTATGTGCAACTGACGCCAAATGATGCAGAAAAGATTGTTTTTTTGCGCAATAGCCTGTCCGGAAGCCAGTCGTTAATTATCTTTCAAGGCACCTACAATGCCAGTAATGATTTTGAGATAGCGAACGGCAAGGATGTCGTTCTTAAGTTCAGCGGCTCTGGCGCGGGAGCCACAGTAACTCAAGTTTTTGTTGACCTTGTCGCCGGCAACGTAACAGCCAACCTCACCGGCAATGTAACCGGCAATCTTACCGGCGATGTCACCGGTAATGTGACCGGGAATGTAACCGGTAACGTTACAGGCAATGTTTCTGGCAACGTCACCGGAGACGTGACCGGCGACGTGACATCGACAGGCTCCTCATCATTCTCGTCCGTGGACGTTAACGGCGGGTTTGTTGATGCGACGATAATTGGCTCAACTTCACCTGCCACGGCAACCTTTACCGACGTTACCTCGACAGGAACGATTACTGCGGCGGCGGTTGATATTAACAGTGGGGACATAGACGGAACCAATATCGGCGCAACGACTCCAGACTCTGGAACCTTTACCGTTCTTGCAACTACAGGTAACAAGATATCGGTAAGGACATCGCAAACCCCGGCGTCTTCTTCTGCATCCGGAATTGCGGGAGATATTGCATGGGACTCAAACTACATTTACGTCTGCGTTGCCACCAATAGCTGGAAACGCGTTGCACTGACTACCTTCTGATGGTTTGGCAAACTCTCATATCGCCGGTTGCTAATCTTATTGGTGGTTACCTCAATAACAAACACGAGGAATCTCAAGCGAAGCATCAGGCAAAGTTACAGGTAATCCAAAATGATGCGGACTGGGAAAGCAAGATGGCTAGCGCGTCTGCCAATTCTTGGAAGGATGAGTTTTGGACACTTGTACTTGCGGTTCCTTTATTTTGTCTGGGATATAGCGTTGTTGCTGACGATCCAACTATTGTTGATCGCGTTTCTGATAGCTTTTCTACTCTCGAGACTCTTCCAGACTGGTATCAGTATTTACTATTTCTTGCAGTCAGCGCTAGCTTCGGCATTCGGGGCGCGGACAAGTTAATGAAGCTGAAGAACAAATGACCCCAGAAGAATTAAATCAATGGCGAGTTGTTCCTCGCCTACTCATGGTTGCGATGGTATTCATGACATATCGCGTCGTCGAGTGGTTTATGACCATACCTGAGCCAACCCTCGAGCAAGCCGGCCTCGTTAGCGTCATGACTGGCGCACTGACAGGGAGCTTTGGTCTGTTTTTGGGGTCTGGAAGAAAGGAATGAAGTTTAAGTATTTTGAGCTTGATGAGTTTGTCTGCCAAGAGACCGGCGAGAACTCTATAAGGCCAGAATTTATATACGCCCTCGACGAGCTGAGGGAGGCGTGTGGATTTCCGTTCAGGATAACTTCTGGGTACAGGTCGCCGAGTCACAGTATTGAGGCAAGAAAGTCGTCCCCCGGAACTCACGCCCTTGGGATAGCCGCTGATATTGCCGTCAATGGGGGCGCTCAACGGCGAGTGATTGTTGAGAACGCCATCCGCCTCGGATTCAACGGCATTGGGGTGGCGAGCACTTTTGTTCACGTAGATAAGCGGGAAACACCGCCTGTTATGTGGACTTACTGAGGAGCTGTCGTGGCACTTACCAAAATAGCTTTCAAGCCGGGGATTGATAAAGAGGGGACTCAGTATAGTGCCGACTCCGGCTGGTTTGACTCAGACAAGATTCGCTTCCGGAAGGGTCGTGTTGAGACTATTGGCGGCTGGGCAAAATATGTGACCTCTACTATCATGGGGGTTTGTCGCTCACTAAAAGACTGGGGTACTGCTACTGGCGCCAAGTATCTCGGCATAGGCACCAACCTGAAGGTTTACGTCGAGAGCGGCGGCGCTATATTTGACATAACGCCGATAAGAGCAACCACGGCGGCAGGTGACGTTACATTTAGTGCCTCAAGCGGCACATCCACGCTCACCGTAAGTGATACAGCCCATGGGGCGGTAATCAATGATTTTGTAACATATTCCGGCGCGGTGAGTCTTGGTGGAAACATCACTGCTCCCGTGCTTAATCAGGAGTATCAGGTAGCGTCTGTAATTGACGCCGACTCTTACACCATCACAGCAAAAGACACGAATGGCGATGAGGTGCTGGCAGACGCCAGCGATACCGGCAATGGGGGAGCCTCGGTTGTTGGAACGTACCAGATAAACACGGGCACCAACTTCTTCGTTGGGAGCACGGGCTGGGGTGTTAACGGCTGGGGCGATAGCGCATTTGGAGAGTCATCCGCGATATCTTTGACCAACCAGTTGCGGCTGTACAGCCAAGATGTCTTCGGAGACGACCTGATATTCAATGCCAGAGGTGGCGGCGTCTATTATTGGGACGAGAGTAGCGGCACGGGTACTCGCGCAATACCGCTGTCGTCCTTGGGCTCTGCGTCAGATGCGCCGGTTGCGGCATTGCAGGTCATGGTTTCTGACATCGACCGACATGTCATATGTTTTGGCGTAAATCCGCTTGGCGGATCTAGCATAGACCCCCTTTTGGTTAGGTGGTCGGATCAGGAGAATGCAGGGGACTGGACGCCAACGGCGATCAACTCTTCTGGCGGGCAAGTGCTTTCAACCGGCACCACGATTGTTGGCGCAATCAAGACTCGTCAAGAGATACTGATTTTCACCGACGCAGGCATCCAGTCGATGCGGTTTGTCGGGGCGCCATTTGTTTACTCATTCTCGCCGGTGGCAGAGAATGTAAGCCTGATATCGCCAAGTGCGGCGGCATCGGCGGCAGATTCGGTCTTCTTTATGGATCGAGAGGGGTTTTACGTGTATCGAGGTGCGGTACAGCGCCTACCCTGTTCGGTGCTGAATTATGTGTTCAGCAACATTCAGTTTGACCAGCGGTTCAAGGTGTTTGCTGTAGCCAATCCGGATGATACCGAGGTTACGTGGTACTACCCTGTCGGCGATACGGACGCAGATATCACGAACTATGTGACCTATAACTACTTAGAGGATGTTTGGTCGGTAGGAACCCTTGATCGTGGTGCGTACATTCACGCGCCCACCAAGGAGTACCCGATTGCGGCATCCAACGACACAACGGAAGGGGCCTCAAACTATCTGTATCTGCATGAGTTTGGGTTCAGCGCGGACGGGGAGCCTATAGACGCCTACGTTGAGTCCGGCGGAATTAGCCTAGCAGAAGGCGAGTCCTTCATATCGATGAGAAGGATACTTCCCGACTTCACCTTCCGGGGAGCCACAGATACTGCTGACTTGTCAATAGCAGTAAAAGGTAAGGACTTTCCGCTGGGGCAAGAGACCCTGCTGGACACGGCAGAGATAGAGAGCACCACCGGTCAGTTCCATATTAGGGCGCGTACTCGGGAGGCGATTATCAGGATATCGTCTTCAGCATCCGGCTATGGCTGGACCTTGGGTGATCTGCGGTTTGATGTCAGGACGGATGGTAAGCGATAATGCCAAGATACACGACACTGCCGGTATCAACGCCAAACTATGACTCTCAGAACGAGCAGGTAACGCGGCGAACCATCGAGCAGGCATTGCAGGATATAACCTCTGACGTAGAGGGCAACACGAACAAGACTAACAAGAACTCTTCGTTGGCCCTGCGCCGATTTCAGTTTTTGTTGATGGGGGCTTCCAGTGGCTGATGTTATCAAGGTATTAGGGCAATCAGCGCCAGCGGCCACGACCCCCACGGACTTGTACACAGTACCAAACCTGAATCAAACGACTGTCAGCTCTTTGGTTGTATGCAATAGAACAGGCGGAGCGCTTTCATTTCGGGTCAGTGTGCGCGTTAATGGCGCTAGCGCTGATGACAGTCAATATCTGTATTACGACAAGAACATAGCCGCCAACGAATCCTTCTCGGCGGTACTTGGACTAACCCTTCAGCAGGCGGATGTTGTGACGGTATATGCCAGCAACACCGGCTTAAGTTTTAACATGTTTGGCGTAGAGACTAGCTAACAATGAATCAATACCCAGCAAAACCAATGATGGATCAAATGGCAAGCTACGGTCGTTATGGCGACACCATGCTTGTTCACATGAACCCAATAGAAGTGGCGGGTATTGCCTCGCTCTCTCCTACAGGGAAGCTCACAACCAATCCAGTCACCGGACAGCCTGAGGCGTTTTTGCCGTTGCTTGCTCCGGCTCTAGGGATGCTTGGGGGAGCTATGGGGCTTTCCACTCTAGGTACAGCGGCGCTTACCGGTATCGGCACTGCCGCTCTAACGGGAGACCTTAAGAGAGGTCTGGTGGCCGGTCTTACTGCCGGAGTTGCTGGCGGCATTGGCGACCTGTTTAGCGGTGCAGAAACTGCGGCGGCGGGTGTTGATGCGGCGACTGCTGGTGCAGATGCGGCAACCGAATTAGCCACACAGCAGGCAATCGAGGGCACCGCCGGCACACTTGAAGCCGGATTTGACAGGGCGATTGCTGGCCTTGGCGATGGGGCATCCATGGCCGGGTCCGATATTGCGGGTCAGCTCCAGTCAACTCAAGACGTCCTCTCGTCCTCCGGACTTGGTCAGGACTCTATTGCCCAGCAACTAGCATCGTCTCAGGCTCGAGTTGGGGCTATGACGGGATTCAATCCGGCAACCGATCAAGCTGGGAAGATGTCTATTTCTGGGCGCATAGACGAGGTTGTCGGCAACCTATCCCCAATGCAGTCAACACTCCTTAGTGGTATCGGTGCCGGCCAGCTAGCTGAGATGGATGTACAGGACCAGCTTAAGGCGCAGGCACGAAGCCTAGAGGAGGAGTCAGAAGCGAAGCGTCAAGAGGCTTACGCAGACCTTCAGCGCGGATACTCTATGGCACAGCCGGGAATCATGGGTGGGCT